CTCCTAGCCCGTGACGCCCTCCTACCAACTCCGCGTAAGCTCTAGCACCGGCACGCTCCAAGCCGTCGTGACTGACTATACCTACCTGACCTACACGCGCCGCGTGAACGAGGTCGGCATCCTGCAATTCGGCCTATCGCCGTCGCACCCGGCCATTGCCTATCTGACCGACAAGGCGGAGGTGGAGGTCTGGCGGCGCGACGCGCGCAACGGAGTGGACTGGCACCGCGATTACGACGGCCTAGTGCGCACGACAGAATTGGCGCACCTCGACGACGGGCGTGAGACGTTCACGTGCTGGTGCCCGTCCGTTCACACGATGCTCGGCTGGGCCATCGTCGCCTACCCGGCCAACACGGCCAACCGCAGCACGTTCTCTGCCGCCAAGGCCGAGACGATTATGAAGACGCTGGTGACGCGCAACCTAACCAGCGGCGGCACGACTGGCGACGGGCGGGTGCGCACCGCGCCTCAGCCGGGCATCACGGTAGAGGCCGACGGCGGTACCGGCAACACGCTTACCTATGCGTGTGCCTGGGCTAACGTGCTAGAGGCGTTGCAGGACATAGCCAGGATCGGCGGCGGTGACTTCGACCTGGTGCAGAGCGGCGCGGCGGCCTGGCAGTTCACCTGGCACGCCGGGCAACTAGGCACCGACCGAAGCGCGTCGGTCACGTTCTCACTCGCGCATGGCAACATGGCGAGCCCCGTGTACACCCTCGCGCGTTCTGAGGAGCGCACCGTCGCCATCGTGGGCGGGCAAGGCGAGGAGGCGGCGCGGGCAACGGCGGTGCGCACCGGCACTAACTACCACGTCACGACTAACAACATCGAGACGTTTGTCCAGGCCAGCGACCGCGACAGCACGGCGGGATTGCAGGCGGCGGGCGACGCCCGGCTGGACGAACTGCGAGCGCGGCCCGCCTTCCGCTTCAGCATCATCGAGACGCCCGCCACGGTCTACAACCGAGACTTCTATCTAGGCGACCTGGTGACGGCCCGCTACCGTGACGCGGCCTACACGGTCAAGGTCAAGGGCGTGACGGTGAGCCTGGCAGCCGACGGCACGGAGAGTAAGGCATTCGAGGCGGAAACGGTATGAGCGACGTGACGGCGGCCATCATAGACCGACTGAGGACGCTGGAGGGGCGGCTGGCAGCGCTGGAGCGGCGGGAGTGGCCCTATACCGCCATCGGCGCTCGCGTCTACAACGGTGGCGCGTTCACCCACAACAGCTCCGGCAACTGGCTGAGCATCACTTTCGACTCAGAGCGTTTCGACACTGACGGTATCCACAGCACCAGCAGCAACGCGGAACGACTGACGTGTGTCACGCCGGGCACCTATCTCATTACCGGCACTGCCCTATGGACGGCCAGCGGCGACGGCACGGCGCGAGGGCTGCGCATCATGGTTGGCAGTACACGCATCGCCAGCGAGATGCGAGCGCTACCATCGACAAGCGTTGCGCCGGGCATCACTATCAGCGCCATCTACCAACTAACCGCGGGGCAGTACGTAACCCTAGACGCTTACCAGAACACGGGCGGGAGCCTGGATATTGTCGCGTATGGCAACTACAGCCCTGAGTTCTCTATGGTTCGCATCGCATAGGAGACGCCCTTGCCGATAACCGACCTTACCGCCGTTCTCCCCCGCACGTCCCCCTGGCCGACCCGAACCGCACCGATTGACTGCATCGTGATTCACCACAGCGTCACGCCGTCTGACTACCCGCTGGACCGCATAGCCGAGTACCACGTCGGGCGCGGCTACCCCGGCATCGCGTATCACTACGCCATCCCCGGTGACGGCGCGGTCTACCGCTGCAATCCCGACGATGCCCTGTCCTGGCACGGCCACGACGGGAACACCGGCCTAGGCGTCGTGCTGCTAGGCGACTTCACCAGCGCCCCGCCTACCGAGGCGCAACTGGTGAGCGCCGCTTGGCTGGTGGGCTACCTGCGCGGGCTGTACGGCCCGCTGCCCGTGCTAGGGCACCGTGATTGCGGGCGGGCGGCCACGGCCTGCCCCGGCGACACATGGCTGACATGGCGTGAACGTCTTGAGACAGTCATGACAACCCCTACTGAGGAGGCGCAATTGCAGGAGGAGAACGGTGTAAGTGCGAGCACTGAGGCGGCGGCAAAGTGGCATGCCGAAGAGGCTGTCCGGCAAATCGAGGCGGCCATTCGAGCGCTGCAGGAAGCGCGGCAGCGACTACTCGACCAGACTATCCACCTACTCGGCCGCTAGATGTGAGTCCACCGCTTGCGAGCGCAGAGGTTGTAAGCATGAGGCGTGCTAATGCCATAGTCGCGGGCAATAGAGGCGTACGTCTCACCCGCCTCCCGGCGCCGCCTGATAGTTAGCACATCATCATCGGAGAGCGTAGCGCCCGGGTTCTTCATGCCGGCCATATCAGAAGCGTGTGTTTTTGCATACCGTTCGCGGTCTAGCATGTCCTGCACGTTGTCGCTAGGGGTACCGGCATACAAGTGTGCTGGGTTGACGCACTGTGGGTTGTCGCACGTATGGAGTATCCAGGCACCATCAGGAATGCCGCTATGTGCAAGGGCATAGGAAAACCGGTGAGCCTTCTCCATCCTAGCGGGGCGAGCAGTGTCAATAACGAAGTTTCCGTACCCCCCTCCGTCGGTAGCTGCCTGCCAGAGCCAGCAATCATTTGTCCCGGCTACCGCTACCTTCGACCAGAAGCGCACAAGCGGGGAAGTACGGAGTCCCTTGTAGGCGTGCGCCCTAGAACAGTAAAGCGCGCCGCCCTTGTTGACGGCCTTTGGCTCGGCGAAAAACGTAGCACCGCAGAATTGGCATGTACGGCGAATGGAACGTCTGGTAGACTGTGGGCACATGGTGACCTCCCGTGTCATCGTGTGGCCCCGGTGCTGCCTCTAACAGTGCCGGGGCTTTTGCGTGCGGGCATAAGCATATCATAGGGAGCTAAATGACGCAAGATTGGAGTAAGTATCCACGACCGGTTGATGATACTGGAGCAGGGGTTCACGCAGGCGCAAATGCGTATGCGCCATGCGGCGATAACGACGGCCTGATACCCGGCATCCTGGACGAGATGCACCGCTGCGGCCTTCGCTGGGTCAAGCTGCTGGACGCCGACGGCTCGTCCTACAACGCCTGCCGCATGGCGCTAGAGCGCGGCATGATGCCGGTGGTGCGGTTGTATCGTGAGCGCCCCTACCCCGGCAGGCTCACCGATAAGCAACTGGCGGCGGCGCGGGACTTGGTAGGCATCGGCGTCCGCTACTTCGAGCGCGGCAATGAGCCGAATGTGGATTGGGAGTGGCAGCCGGAGGAGTGGCCCGGTTACGACTGGAACGCCTGGACGGACGCGACGTTCGACGCCCTGGCGGCGGAGTGGTTGACGGACGCCCGCAAACTGGCCGCCCTCGGTGCCCTGGTGGCTCTCGATGCGCCGTCACCCGGCGGGCACTATGACGACGTGCTCTACTGGCAGAACATCCTCCGGGCCATCAAGCGGCAAGGCGGCGCGGAACTGGTCAGGCAATCGTCGTGGCTGTCGGTCCACAACGCCGGACTAAATCACCCGCCCGACTACCCCGACGACGCCCGCAATCAGCAGGACCACCCCGGCGTCACCATCCTGGGCGCTATCCCCGGTGAGGCGCCATCGTCCCCTTCTAACTGCATCCGCAAGTATGAGAAGGTCTATTCCGTCGCCAAGGCGGAACTCGGCTTCGAGTTGCCGGTGCTCTGCACCGAGGGCGGCTGGTGGGCCGGTTCGGCGCACGATCCGCGCTACCCCGAACTGACCTATCACGAAGCGAGCAAGCGACAGGCCGACACGCTACGCGGCATGAGGACGGCGCCACCGTGGCTGCTGGCACAGATGCCCTGGCTGTGGTTCAACCGCATTGGCGCCAACCTGGAGCAGGGCTTCGAGCGCGACGCCTGGAAGAGAATACCGGGCTTTGGCTCGTGCCCGACGTGGGAACCTGCCGTGCTGCCCATCATCGCCGACCTGTTGGCCGAGCCGTGCCAGAGGAGAGTGACCACTGACGTGCCGGAGCCTACACCGTCCCCGGAACCGACCCCGAACCCGACGCCTGAGCCTGCCGCATTTACAGCGGCGGAGGTACAGCGCTGCCGTGTCGCGCTCGGCATCGTGCCGGCCACCATCAAGGCGGCGGTAGAGGGCGGCTATATATGGCTGAAGGAGCTGTACACACCCGGTGACCCCTACGCCTACGCGCTGGTGTGGGATAACGCGGCGGGGGAGTACGCGGCACTGAAGCTGGAGACGCGAACATGGACGCTAGTAGCAGAGAAGGCGCTGTGACGCTGGCAGACGCGGCGGCCTACGCGGCGGCACTTTCCGATGCCAGCGCCTACCGCCTCGCGCTCACCGACGCCAGTCGCTACCGGCTCACCCTCGCCGATGCACTGGCCTACACCGCCACTGCCAACGACGCCCTGGTTACGGCGCTCACACTGGAGGAGTCTATTGGCTAACACCTATGACGTCGGCGATCTGATACGGGTGAGCGCCGCGTTTACATCGGGCGGGGACGCCATTGACCCGACCACCGTCACGGCGAAGGTCAAGGCCCCGACCGGCACTATCACCACGCTCGTCTACGGGGTAGACGGCGGGTTGGTCAAGGATAGCGCGGGCAACTATCACACCGACATATCGGCTGCCGAAGTGGGCACCTACGCCTACCGGTTCCAGAGCACGGGCACGGGCCAAGCGGCGGCTGAGGGAGCGTTCCGAGTGCGGGAGAGCGCGTTCTAGTGGCGCCTATACGGGACACGGGCGACACGCTGGAGGCGGAGATAGCCGCGTGCGAACTGGAGCGGCAACGGGCGGCGAAAGAGTTGCGGGACATCGAATACATCCTGGGCGCCCTGCTGGAGGAGCGCCACATGCGGGAG